AGGCGGCAGCCACACACGACTCGATACTCAGGTTGTGCTGCGCGGCCAGAATTGTCAGGCACACGACACAATCACCGATGCCGTCGATCACGCCATTCATGTTGCCACGGGCGATAGCACCAGCCAGCTCGCCGGACTCCTCCGAGAACTTGAGCATTTGCGCCTGGGGCGTGGCGCCTGCGATAAGGTTGCGATCAGCCGCCCAATTGCGGATCAGGTTGAATACGTTGGTTTCCATAGTTTCTCCGTGAATTCCCGGCTCATTGGCCGTTTATTTTGCGCATGCGCGCTTCGTGCTCATGCCCGTCTCGGCAGGCCGCATCACAGAAGCGCACCCCCTCGCCGACAGGCTCCTCGCAGTAGAGGCAGGAGCCTGTCGCCTTGAGTGTCACGACGTTGCGGGCTTGCTTGAGCGCAGCTTCCAAGAACTGCTCTTCGCGCTGCGTTGCCTGATCGGAAATGTCCGATGGGCGTTCTTGCTGGTCTTCAACCACTGTGCGCCCTTTTTTAGTAAGTCAGCCGGTAATCGATGTCGGCAAAAGGTATGTCGTCCTCGAAGTCGCCGGCATTGGATCGAGGTGCGCCACCTGAATTGCGCTGTGCGCTGTTGCCAGTGCTGCGCGGTGCAGATTCAGAACCACCATCGGGGCGCTGGCCGAGCAGTTGCATCTCGGTCGCTTCGATCTCGGTCGTGTAGCGATCCTGCCCGTCTTTATCCTGCCACTTGCGGGTACGGATGCGGCCCTCGACATAGACCGGCGTGCCCTTCTTGAGGTACTGGCTGGCGATCTCGGCAAGGCGGCGATAGAACACCACGCGATGCCATTCAGCGATCTCCTTCTTCTCGCCGCTGGCCTTGTCCTTCCAAGATTCCGTGGTGGCAAGGCGAATATTGGTAACTGCATCGCCGTTGGGCATGTAACGACTTTCCGGGTCTGCACCCAGATTGCCGACAAGAATTACTTTATTGACGGATGCCATGGCACCTCCTTGTCCTGGTGTTGCTGATTAGTGTTTGATGGCCGCCTTACGGGCGGAAGCGAGGTTCTTCTCGGCGACCTCGGCTGCTTGCAGCGCGCCCAAGTGTATCAGCCGCTTGGCACTGGCCGGCGTGCTGGCATCGATCTCGATGCGGGCGACGTAGCGCAGGAAGATCAGGGTCTTGATGGGCTTCGGGATGCGGCGCCCCGACTCGTAGCGGCTGCCGCCTGATTGCGTCAGGCCAATCTGCCCCCAGAATTCGCTCTGGGATTGGTTGAGGTCTTCGCGCAGACCGCGCACGGTTTTGGCGGTGATGTCGCCCGCTGTCTTGATTCCCATGGTTACTCCTTGGTTGTGATGGAATACCAATGGTATGATAATCCAACCATCATTGCAACGATGACGAGTGGATGGCGGGGCGGCCGGAGATAATGTGGTTGCGTTTCGTCCCATGTGGTTCTAGGTTGTGCCCATGACAGGCATCAATCGTAGATTTTTCGATGGCCTCATGGCCGACAAAAAGATGTCTTTGCGGGCATTAGCTTCCCGCATGGATATGTCGCACTCTTCTCTGAGCCTAACCTTCAACGGGGCTAGGCGGATGACCCTAGAAGAGGCGGCTCAAATCTCGCAAATATTCAATATTCCCGTCCATGAAGTCATGGAGGCCATTGGTATCAGTACCAAACCAGTGGCAGGAAAGCGGGTCGCGGTCGTCGGCGTTGTTTCCGGCGATGGCGTGGTTAATGCGGTAGATGGTATTGAACGCACCAATGCACCGCCTGGGCTCCCAGATGACACCGTAGCGATCCAATGGCGCACCACTGGATCGCCGCTCGATTGGGGCGATGGGTGCGTCTCGTTCTTCGACCAAAGTGCTACGGCGCCGATCATTGGCCGCCTCTGCTACTGCCAGATCAAGAACGGGGCGACCGTCGTTGCCATGCTCCGGCGGGGCTACCGCGAAGGCACCTACAACCTCGCTGGGCCGTACCATCAAGACAGCGCAATCCTTAACAGCGCCTCCCCTTTGCTGATCACCAGAAACTAAGAAAACAACATACTCGATAGGAACAAATAGCGGAAAAGAGCGGTTGCGTAATCCAACCATCGGTGCAATAATCCAAACACTGCGTCATGCAGTCGATGACAAACAAATTGGAGAAGCCCGATGAACCGCACCACTCATGCCTTCAAGACCGAGAAGGAATGGCTCGATCTGCGCAAGCAGGACATCACCAGCACCGAGGCCGCCGGCCTGTTCGGTGCTGGTGCCTACGACAACTCCCGCACCATGTACGAGCTGTATCAGATCAAGTCGGGCGCGATTGATCCCAAGGATTTCAAGTCGAACGAGCGCACCGTCTGGGGCAACCGTCTCGAAGCCGCTATCGCTGCCGGCGTCGCCGAAGACCTGGGCCTGATTGTGGAGCCCTTCAAGGTCTATATGCGTATCCCCGAGGTGCGTATCGGCTCCTCCTTCGACTTCAAGATCGTCGGCATTGTCGAGGGCTTCTCCGGCGATGAAACCGCCCGCGACATGTTCCGCCAGCACGGCCACGGCATCATGGAAGTCAAGAATATCGACTCGCTCCAGTTCAAGCGCAATTGGATCGAGGAAGGCGAGACTATCGAGGCCACGGCGCAGATCGAGTTTCAGGTACAGCACCAGCTCGAAGTCGCCGATCTTGAATGGACGCTGATCGCCCCGCTCGTCGGCGGCAACACGCCCAAGACGGTGATCCGCAAGCGCGACCGCGAAGTCGGCGAGGCCATCCGCAAGGCTGCTATCGCCCTTTGGGCTCGCGTCGATATGGGCCAGCCCCCTGCCCCTGACTTCGAGAAGGATGCCGGCACCATCGGCCGCCTGTATGCCGAAGACGACGGCTCCCATTGCGACCTGTCCGGCAATGTCCGCCTGATCGAGCTGTGCGCGATCCATGAGGCCGAGAAGGCGCGCAAGAAGGATGCCGAGGACAAGCAGAAAGCCGCCAAGGCCGAAATTCTGACGATCATCGGCGCACACAAGACGACCTATGCCGACATGTTCACCGTCACCGCTGGCGGTCGCAAAGAGAGCTTCCGCGCCTATCACAAGGAGGCAGGCGAACGCTGGACGATCACGAAGAGCGTCATCCCGGCGTGCGACGTTGAGGCGACCGTGCCGGGCTATCGCGACCTGCGCATCAAGGCCGCTTGATCGTATCGCACCAAACCACACCATACGACACCAAACCATGAGCCAAGACACCGAAACCCAAGCCCAAGAGGAAGAGATGGAACAGCAGCAAAACCCGGTCGCAGCATTCCGGGGCTATCTCGAAACCACGATGCGCGCGGAGATCGCCAAGGCGCTCCCTACGGGCGTCGATCCCGACCGCTTCATTCGCACCGTCGTTACGGCGGTGCAGATGAACCCCGACCTTGCCTATGCCGACCGCCGGAGCCTGATGGGCTCCTGCATGAAGGCGGCGCAGGACGGCCTTCTGCCGGACGGTCGCGAGGCCGTCCTGAACATCTACAACACCAAGCAGAAGATCGACGGCCGGGACGAGTGGGTGCCGACCGTCCAGTATCTCCCGATGGTGCGCGGCCTACTCAAGGTCGCGCGCAACTCCGGCGAGATCGCCCATATCGACGCGGCTGCCGTCTATCAGGAGGACGAGTTCCGCTTCGAGCGCGGCGACGAGCCGAAGCTGATCCACATCCCGTACATGGGCAGCAAAGACCCTGGGGATGTCATCGCGGCCTATATGATCGTCAAGCTCACCAACGGCGAGGTGCATCGCGAGGTGATGAGCCGCCGCGACATCGAGAAGGTGCGCGAGGCGTCCAAGGCGAAGAACGGCCCAGGCTGGAGCACTTGGTACGACCAATTCGCCATCAAGTCGGTCATCAAGCGCGGCACCAAGCTCCTGCCTCAGTCGTCCGACCGCCTCGCCCGCGTGATCGAGCACGATAACGAGGCCATGGGCTTCGACTTTAACCAGCGCGGCACCGACACCACGCCGCTGGTCGAGAGCAAGCCGGCCGCCAAGCCGGCTCTTGCCGAAGGCCGCCCGTCGCGCGTCGCTGCGATCCTTGGCAAGGCGAAAGCTGGTGCCACGGCCACGGCATCCGCCGAGCCCGACGCTGAATTCGTCAGCGCCATGGACGCCGAAGAGCGGAAGCTGGAGCCGGCCGAATGAAAGAGCTGCTGACCGCCAAGGAGGCAGCCGCCTACCTCGGCACAACCGTCCGAACCCTGCGCAACTGGAACAAGCAGGGCATCGGGCCGAAGCGCAGCACGGTTGGCAAGAACGGCATCCGCTACCTGCGCGAAGAAATCCAGAATTACCTTAAAAACCCACGGAGCACACAGAAATGACCGAAGCTAAGAACGACATCGACACCACCAACATCACCGACCTGCCGCCGGCAGAGCGCGCCCTGATCGTCCTGGGCGCCGTCAAGACCGAAGAACACCTCAAGGGTCTGGTCGAGAAGGCCAAGGAGATCACTGAGGTCAATGACAAGGCAACTCGAGAAATGGCGCACCGTGTCGCCATGGAGTTGCGCACCGCCCGCACCACCATCGAGAAGGCCGGCAAGAGCGCCCGTGACGACGCCAATGCAT